CCGGGACTTCTCACCGGAAGTCGGAGGCACAACCGCAGAGTTCGAGTTCGAGATCTTCCCGGACAACCTCCCGCCCTACGACCTCCCGGTGGAGTGACCCTGATGCCGGACCCCGTATTCCCAGCTGCCCGGCCCGGGTATGATTACGACCCGTATGCGGGAGAGGACAAGGCCCCCTTTTTCCTCGGCACTTTGATTGGCAAGATTACCGGCAACCCTGACGGATTCATCAGCAATTACCGGGAGTTGCATATCCTCCTTGCCGCCGTTGCGAAAGGTATCAAGGTCAAAACCCTTGGAGATATCCCAGACTGCCCCCCGCTCTGGATTGATGAGATGCAGTACTGGGACACCCCCTGCATGGTTGCCAACGTGGTCAAATGCCAGTGGCCGTCCGTAGTGGTAGTTGCCGGCGCGTGGTTTGCCAAAAATGCCGACCTGCTGAGGCTGATAGGTATTGCCTGATGACCCCGGCCACAGGGTACAGAATCATCGGGTACGGCTGCAATGTCATTGTCGTGCTGAGCCTGTGGTCAATCTGGTGCGCGATATGAATACCCATCACCCCCAATTTGCGCTCTCACCCCCCCGTCGGGCGCTTTGTGCGGTTCAGCTCCGCGTGAGAGCAATCTCCCTGCGTGCAGCAGGCAGCTCACAAATCCTGCTGCATCCGGGGATTCACATTGCGCGTCCCCGCCCGGTCCACAGTTCCGGACGGAGAACATCACCCTGCCGTATGAGAGAGGATCTTCAAACATCATGGAAACAATGCAATCCCGCACAGTGATCCCGGTACGATATCCTTCCACATCAAGACCTCATCAGAGATAATTGATCGATAGCACCACCTCTTGAGGCAGGGACCCGAAAGGGACAGTCAGCAATCGCAACGGGTCAGACCGTTCGAGTGCATCAATGAAAGGTCAAAACAGCGACACCACGATCCCGGGCGTCCGGCTCCGGTACGTCACACGGCCCGACATCTGGCGCCATCTCTCGCTGCTGGAAAAGATAGCGGTCGTGCAGCTGTGCCTGGCGGGATGCACGTTCCTGCTGCTGGTAATGCTGGTTGCGAGGTCCTGAACCAATGAAAAAGAAAGAGCTGCAGGAAGTCCCGATCGCGGACCTCATCCCGTACCAGAAGAAGATCCACGACACCGCAAAGGCGGTCCCGGATATCGTCACGTCCCTGGAGAAATTCGACTATATCAAAATCTCTGTCGTTGTTGACGAGAACATGCAGATCATCTGCGGGAACGGCGTGCTGCAGGCAATGCAGAAGCTCGGATGGACGGCCGTCCCGCAGGTCACCCAGGTCATCGGCATGCCCGAGGTCCTGAAACGGGAATACCGGATCGCGGATAACCAGACCGGTGCCCGTTCCAGCTGGAGCCTCGAGACCCTGCTGCTGGAGATAGAAGAAATAAAAATCGAAGACAAGGACTTCCAGATAACGGACCTCGCCATCACGCAGAAGGAACTCGACCAGATGATCCATGACATCGAGGCCGAGAAGAACATCCAGGATGACGACTTCGACCCGGAGAAGATCCGACCGACCAATATCCAGTACGGGGATCTCTACGAGCTCGGGCCCCATCGGCTCCTGTGCGGAGACTCCACAAAGCTCGAGGACCTGCAGCGGCTGATGGGCGGCGCCCTTGCGGACATGACGTTCACGGATCCACCATATAATGTCGATTACCAGGGCAAGACCAAGCAGCGCCTGAAGATCAAGAACGATCACATGGCAGCCTCCGACTTTTACCAGTTCCTCCTAAAGGCATACCAGGCCATGTATGCCACCATGAAACCCGGCGCCCCGATCTATGTCTGCCACTCGGACTCGGAGACCATCGCATTCCGGCAGTCGTTCATGGAGGCCGGGTTCCTGCAGAAACAGTGCATCATCTGGGTCAAGGACCAGTTCGTCCTCGGCCGGCAGGACTACCATTGGAGACACGAGCCCATCCTGGAAGGCTGCAAGAGCCACGAGCCGGTCCTTTATGGCTGGAAAGACGGCGCCGCCCACCGTTGGCTCGGTGGCCGTTGCGAAGATACTGTCTGGGAAGTGCCGAAACCGAAACGGAATGCCGATCACCCGACCATGAAGCCCATCCCCCTGGTGGCCCGGGCGGTCCTGAACTCCTCGAACGTTGGGGATATCGTCCAGGACGCATTCGGTGGACTCGGTGCCACCCTGATGGCAGCCGAGCAGACCGGCCGGGTCTGCTACACCAACGAGCTGGACCCGCATTACTGCCAGGGCATCATCGACCGGTGGGAAGCCTTCACCGGCAAGACCGCGAGGAAACTCACCGCATGAAGAAACAGCAATCGAAGAAGGAAAATAAAACGAAGAAAATAAAGCGGAAGCGGGGCGCCCGTACCAAATACGACCCCGAGGTCCACCCGCTGAAAGCGTGGATTCTGGGCGTTTTCGGGAAGGTCAACAAGGAGATCGCAGCGGAACTCAGCATTTCGACCGGAACGCTCGACACCTGGCAGAAAAAACACCCGGAATTCCTGAGCGCGGTACGGGAGGGTAAGGCCATCGCCAACGCGAAGGTCGTAAAGGCCCTCTATACGCGCTGTATCGGCTCGAAGTATCCAGAGAAGAAGATCGTCATTAACCCCGACGGCACGCTGCGGAAGGAAGTGACCGAGAAGGAGGTCATCCCGGACGTTGCCGCCATCAAACTGTGGCTCCTCAACCGCGATCCCGATAACTGGAAGGAGAAGATCGACCACACCATCGGAGGCCCGGACGGCAAGCCGATTGCGGTCAAGATCCTGCGGGCCGTCAGCATGGAGGACCTATGAGCATGGCAACCCCCACACCCTCCTCGCCCTGGATGGTCGTCGAACTCCCTGCAGGCGCCCAGGCCGGCTTCCAGCCGTACGGGGGAGGCCTCCGGCTCTGGAAGTGCAAGGCCCCCGAAGTCATCATCAGTGGCCCCGCAGAGACCGGCAAGACCAGGACCGCGCTCGAGAAGCTCGACGTATTCATGTGGAAATACCCGGGATCCCAGGCCATTATCGTCCGGAAGACGTACAAGAGCCTGAAGACCTCGGTTCTCCTTACCTTCGAGCGCAAGGTCCTCGGGGCCTGGAACCCTGCAGCGAATAATGGAGCGGGGGCCTTTGACCAGAGCAAGACCCCTGTCGTCAAGCTCGGCGGGGAACACGTAGAGGGGTACCTCTACCCGAACGGCAGCCGCATCTTCCTGGGCGGCATGGACTCCCCCGACAAGGTCCTCTCCTCGGAATGGGATGTCGTGTATGTCAACCAGGCCGAAGAGCTCACGCTCAACGACTGGGAAATCATCAGCACCAGGACCACGGGACGGGCCGGCAACATGCCCTACGCTCAGATGATGGCGGACTGCAACCCCTCTTTTCCCACGCACTGGATCCGCGCCAGAACCGCTACAGGGCGCCTCAAATTCATCGAGAGCCGCCATGAGGATAACCCGACCCTGTTCAACCAGGTCACTCACGAGATCACCGAACAGGGCAAGCGGACCATGGCTGTGCTCGATGCACTCACTGGCGTCCGGAAACTCCGGCTCAGGCACGGCAAGTGGGCGGCCGCGGAGGGAGCGGTCTATGAAGAGTTCGATCGGACTGTTCACCTCATCCCCTCGTTCCCGATCCCGGACGACTGGGTCCGTATAAGGGTGATCGACTTCGGGTACACCAACCCCTTCGTCTGCCAGTGGTGGGCAATGGACGAGGACCGCCGCCTCTACCTCTACCGGGAGATCTACATGAGTCATCGGATCGTGGGCGGGGATCCGTTCGGCAACGACCACGCATCGCAGATTAATGAACTCTCGCTGGGGGAGGACATCTACGCAACCGTCGCGGACCATGACGCGGAGGACCGGGCCACGCTTGAGGCCCACGGGATCCCGACCGAGCCCGCCATGAAATCCGTCTCTCTTGGCATCCAGGCAGTGCAGGCCCGCCTTCGCAAAGCCGGTGATGGCCGGCCCCGCCTGTTCGTATTCGAAGATGCCCTAGTGGATGTTGACCAGGTAATGCGAGACGCTCACAAGCCGATCTGCACCGCTGAAGAATTTGATTCCTACATCTGGAAACCCACCCGGGACGGCGTCACTAACAAGGAGGACCCGCTCAAGGTGGACGACCACGGGATGGACACGACGAGGTATCTCGTTTGTTTCGTCGACGGCATCACGCTGGCATCGAAGACAACCGAGGACTCGATGGTCTATGAGGAAAACTATGAGATTTCACCGTACTGAATCCGGGCAAAAACGCCCGGGCAAAATGCCGAACCGGGCAAGAATTGAGGTTCGATTATGACAGGACATTTCAAAGAAGGAGTATGGATCGAGGATCCAAAACCGCCTCGCGAGGACCTCGTGATGCAGGTGAAAGTGAACGTCGACGATAACCAGGTCAAGGAGTGCCTGGCCATGCTCAAGGAAATGCAGCCGTTGCTGGACCGCCTGGACCGGGTTACCCAGGACCCGAAGCAGCTGACCGAGCCCAACCTGCGGATCCGCGTGGACCGTGCAGGGCACGGGGAGATCTTCCTGAACGATCGCAGGATCTCCCACCTGACCAGCGGGTCCTCGATACGGAACAGCGTCCACACGGGGAACTCCGTCATCGTGAACATCGCGGATCCCAATGTCGACCTTGCTGTCGAACTGCGCCAGGTCCTCTTCCGGACCGATAAGAAACTGTTCCGTCTCGCCGAGGTGTCGGCAGAATGACGAAGACCCCATTACGAGACCAGATCGAGCAGCTCAAGGAAGAAGTGCTCGCAGGTGCGAACAACCAGGAGATCCTGCTTGAGGCCATGCGGGACCTTGAGGACCAGACTAGGGAACAGGGATGGCAGGTGATATTCGGCGGAGGCAACGAGCACGAGCTCAGCAAGCAGGCTCTCAACATCATCGCCAACCTCGCCCGGGTCAACTGGCTCAAACAACCGCTCATCAAACGCCCGATCGAGCTGCAGGTCCTGTACGTGTTCGCCCAGGGCATGACCGTCAAGGCCACCCATCCGGACGTTGATGTGGTGGTCCAGAAGTTCCTGGAGGACCCGAAGAACATCACGTCGTTCTCATCGCACCTCGCAAAAGAAATGAACGAGCGGGCCCTGCGGATAGACGGCAACCTGATCTTCGCCCTGTTCACGAACGAGAGCACGGGCCGCGTGATCGTCCGGCATGTCCCATTGTATGAGATCGGGGATATCATCTGTGATCCCGAGGACCACTACACTCCCTGGTATTATCGCAGGGATTACACCGTCAACGAGTTCAGCACGGAGAACGGGCTCGTGATACCGGCAACGTCCATTGCCTATCACCCCGACTGGCGATACAACCCCTCGGACAAGCCGGAGACCATCAACGGGAAAAAGGTACACTGGAACGCCCCGATCATGCACCTCAAGGTCAACTGCCTGCCTGACATGAAATACGGTGTCTCGGAAGTCTATGCCGCGCTCGATTGGGCCAAGGCGTACAAGGTCCACCTGGAGAACGGCTCGAAACTCTGGCAGGCGTTCGCCCGGTTCGCCTTCTCCCTCACCACAAAAGGCGGGTCTACTGCAGTGGCAGCCGCCAAGGCAAAGATCAAGACCATGATCGGGAAGACGGTTACCAGCGACACCACTGAAA